TATCCGTACAAATGGAAGTCAAACATTATCACAGAAAACGGCACTTATGGTTATGGACGGTTTATCTGAAGAACAAGCACAGGCTGAAATTGACCGTATCAATGAAGAGAAAGAACAAGCTATGTCTATGATGGCTGACGCTTCAGTATTCAATGATGAAGAAAGCCCTGCTGATCTTCCTGCTGATAAGAAAGATAATAAGCAAAAGCAAGATGAACCTAAGGAAGAAAAACCTAAAGAAGAGAAAAAGGAGAATGATAAATAATGGCACTATCAGATATGCAAAAGAAGTGTGCATTAATTCAAGTTGAAATGCCTGAACTTACTCAGCAAGCCCTTGCTGATGAGTTAGGCGTTCACCGTAACACTATTGGCAACTGGAATAGAAACAAAGAATATCTAACGTATAAAAATGATTTAGCTATGGACGTTCATAAATCGTTCCTTGCTGAAACATTAAAGGTATTACGTGGTAAAACTTTAGACCCTTCTGTACGTGGTCATTCACGTTATCTTGAAATGGCACTTAAAACATATGGTGTTCTTACTGAGAAAACAGAACAGCAAATTACTGTTAAAGATCAGAAGTCAGAGAAAGATTTATTAGCTGAATTAATGGAAGATTAAAGGAGTGAGGTAAATGAACGAGTTTGAAGAAGTACCCGAAACTTACGAAGCTGAGAATGATGATTTTACGGCTTTGTATATTTTAGCTTGGGCTTTAATTATTAAGGCACTTATGAGGCTTGTTTCATTGCCTCCTAACCTTAATACTACTCAAATGCTTTTTGTAGAAAGACAAGTAAATACAGAAATTGAAGCTGTTATTTCTAATCTTGAAAGAAAGGCAATTCCAATGGCTACAGAGAAAGTAAGCAATGCTTATAAAGAAGGCGTTGCTTTTTCTCGTAAAGCTATGACTACTGAAATTAAATTAACTGAGTCTAAGGAAGTTGAATTAAATAATTCTCATAAATTACGTATGGAGAAAATGATTGAACAGACTCAGGATGATCTATTAAAAGCCACTCATAATACTAAAGAGAATGTAAAGCAATTAGTAAGAAAAGTAGTATCAAAGGAAATTGCCGATGCTGGTAAAAGTAATAAGTTCGGTAAAAATACGGCAATGGCTAAACAGATCGAAAAGCAGTTAAGAAAGCAGTTCATAGAAAATGGTATCAAAGATGCAGATGTAGCCATTATAGATAAAGCAAACAGAAAATGGAAATTACAAACTTACTCAGCAATGGTAGCCCGTACTAAAATGAATAACGCTTACATTGATGCAATTCGAGAAGAGGCTATACAGGATGGAACAGATTTAGCTATCATTTCAACTAAGCCTGATACAAAGGATGCATGTAAAAACTATGAAGGTATGATTATATCTTTAAATGGAATTACTTCAGGTTACTTAACTTATGCTGAGTTAAAGGCAAGCAAACAGGTGTTCCATCCAAATTGTGGACATTTTGTGCGTCCAATTTCTAACCTTAACAGAGTTCCTAAAAAGTTAATGGAACAGCACCAAAAACAAATGAACAGTTATACAGGAAATCAAAGTTAATTAGCTTATATTTATCATTAATTTACGATATATTGAAAGTTTTTTAAAAAGTTGAAAGATATTGCCTGTAAAAACAGTAGGTATAGCAAACACTTATAATAGGAAAGTCTTTAAGCACATTAGAAGCGACCACCTTATGCAGTGTCTTTTTAGTGTGCTTACGCTTTATTGTGGTATAACTCAGTTGGTAGAGTGCTTGACTGTTAATCAAGTTGTCGCTGGTTCGAGTCCAGCTACCACAGCCATTACGGAATTGCTGGTGCTTGACTAAATTCTTTGTCAGTGGGTTCAATTCCTACTTCCGTAACCCAATAACCCTATCAAGTCGTGACTTGTAAAAAACGAAATAGGAAAGGATGTTTTTAAATGGATGAAGTAACTAAGGAAGTAACACCTGAGGTAACACCTGAGGTTAAAGAAACTTCACCTGAAACTAAAGGTGAAAATATGATTCCTAAAAGTCGGTTCGATGAAGTCAACTCTAAGTACAAAGAAATGCTTACTAAGATTGAATCGTTTGAAAAGGCAGAAGCAGATCGTCAAAAAGAGGCTGAACAAAAGGAATTACAATTAAAGCAAGAACAAGGAAAATTTGAAGAATTATTTCAAGCTTCTCAAAAAGAACTTGAAGGATTAAAACAATTTGAATCTCGTACAACTGAATTAGAAGGCTTAATTTCTAATATGGTTGAAACTAAATTAGAATCTATTCCTGAGGAAATGCGTGACTTAGTACCAACAAATCTAGCACCTGAGGCGAAACTTGATTGGTTAACAAAGGCTGAAACTAAAGGTCTTTTTGGTTCTCTAAAACAAGAAGCAAAAGAGATCGGTAAGCCTAGTAACAAATCAAATGAAGCACCTAAGGTAGATAAAGCAAACTTATCACCTTTAGATAAAATTCTAGCTGGTTTAGGTAAGTAAGTTAAGTTAACTTAGGGCAAATTATATTATTGTAAATTATGGAGGGAAAATTTAAATGGCATTGACATTAGTAGATGCACAGGTACTATCACATGATGTACTTCAGGCTGGCATCATCGAAACAATTGTAAAGGAATCAAGCGTACTTAGTGTACTTCCATTCCAAACAATTGAAGGTAACGCATATTCATATAACGTAGAAAAGGCACTACCTGCGGTACAATTCCGTGAAGTAAACGAAGCTTACACAGCTTCAGAGGCACAATTTGAACAACGTTCAGAGAACCTTGTTATCTTGGGCGGTGACGTTGAGTTAGACCGTTTCATTATTCAGACGTTATCTAACGTTAACGATCAAATGGCTGTACAAATTGCAGAGAAAGCAAAAGCAATTGCAAATACTTTCACTAAAACTTTCTTTAAAGGAAACAAGCTTACTAACGCTAAAGAGTTTGATGGTCTTGACGTTCGTATTGCAGGTTCTGAACAAGAAATTGATTACACAGCTTCACCTGAAATTCAAGCAGAACTAAAATGTAATGCACGTAAGCTTGATGCTTTAAATACATTACTTGATGCAGTTCGTGGCGGTGCTGATGCAGTATTCATGAATAAACGTGTTAAACGTCAAATTCTAGCAGTACTACAATCTAGCGATCACTATATTGAAAACGGTGTTGACGCATTCGGAAAACCTGTAGAAAAATATGCTGGTGTTCCATTGTTAACTGTTGAAAACGAAATCTTAGGCGATACAGATTTATACGCTGTTAAGTTCGGTTCTTACACACATGTTACTGGTTTAACTAATGGCGGTGTGCAAGTACGTAGACTAGGTGAAACTTCTGCTAAAGCTGTTGAAGTAACACGTATTGAGTTCTTCTGCGGTATGGCACAGTTCAATCCATACGCTTCAGCACGCCTTAAGAACTTTGGCGTAGACCCAGTTTAATAGGTTCTACGTTAAGTTAACTTAATGTAACTGAATATAATTTTAACACAATGTGGGGTTAGGGTGCAAGCCCTAGCCTCATTTTTTTTATGTCTAAAAGGAGGTTTTTAAATGCGTTCAGGTTATACGCACGGTTCACATATTGAAGGTTCTGACATTATGCAACCTGTTGAAATTCAAGGTTCGTTAGGTCAGGCAATTCAAACACATAACGCACTATCTATTCCTGCTGGTGGCTGGTCTAGTAGCCCGTATATGGAGGCTACAGGATTCAATAAAATCTGTGTAACGGCTAATATGGCTGGTGGAACTGGAATGACTGCGGTAGTCGATTTCTCACATGATGGAGTCAATTACTTCTCAGGATTAACAGTTTATGATAGTACAGGCAATTCTTTTGCACCTAGTACTGAGGTTCCTATTTCAGCAAAATATTTCCGTATTGGAATTAAAAATAAAGACGCTTCAAATGCTAAGACAACTTCAGCTTATGCATATTTGAAAGTATAGGAGGTTGCTAGATGCAATATTTATATGATTTAACTGAGGAACAAATTAAGTTAATTCAGGAACGTTGTAATGAGATCATTGAGGCATTTGTCCCTGATCGTTTCATTGTTTACCCTGACACTTTATATGTAGTTTCTCACTATAACGATCAATTCCCTGACGAAGTTATTGACGGTAATATTTATGAATACGCTATGTCAATTCCTTTAGATACGGAACAACCACAAGAAGAGGCTTAATTGCCTCTTTTTTATTTATCTTAAAAGGAGGTAACTAGATGGAATTTAAGAACAAGAAAACAAAGGGCGTACCATATAAAAACCTTATTCCCGATTTCCACGATTCACGATGGATTCAAGATACAAAAGTGTTAGGAACTTCTTCACTTTCAGTAGATGGAGAAAACCCACATAAAGCAGAATTGACTATCACAGAATCAGCACAAGGAAGATTAATTAGTATTCCTGTAGAAACTGGAAAGACCTACACATTTTCTTTTGGAAATATCACAGGGCTTTATCGTTTATTAAAAGGTAGAACTAATACTTATAATAATATTCCTATTATCGGACAGGATTCTAAACGATTTACTTTTACTGTTACTGCTGATTACTACGGATATGTAACACTGAGAATTACACACGGACTTGCTGGTACTTACTTATTCGAGAACTTACAGTTAGTAGAAGGTTCAGTAGCTACACCG